ACCTAGCGGCACAAAGTCAGAGATAAACTTTGCTCAGACTGCCGTTACAAACTATCGCATTGGAGTTCCTGCATCTACTGATGCTTTGGTGTTCACTTATGGTGCTTCAACAGAACGCATGCGCATCCTCGCAGACGGCTCCGTCTGCCAAGGCAATACTGTATCACTAGTTGCGTCAAACTTTAACAGTCAAGCGGGTGCGGCATGGCACAAACCTGACGGACATTATGAGATTGCGACTACAAGTAACGTGGCGGCGCTTCAGATTGGTAAAAATAATGCCAACGATGGAAGCCTTGTTGTCTTTAGAAAGCAGGCCACAACCGTAGGTCAAATAAGCGCCAGATCAGGTGATATGGTTATAGGCACTGGTGACACAGGTCTTCAATTTTACGACGTTGGAGACGCTATTTTTCCACTAAGCGCCTCTGGAAATACTAATCGTGACGCGGCTATTGATTTAGGTATGAGTTCCAACCGCTTCAAAGACCTCCACCTATCAGGCACTGCTTATGCAGGCGACCTACTGGTGGGTACTACTTCAGATACTGCAAAATTATCAGTTTATGAAGCTGCAAACAACACCGAAGCAAATCCTCACTTTAGAATAACAGGGGCAGGTTACTCTGGTTATCACTGGTTAGATGCAACGGCTTATTATATAGGTCAAAGCTCTGGCGCAAGAAATTTAAGGCTTTATTCAGGAGCAGAAACGGCAGGTGTTAATTTAGCAAATGGCGGCACTTCTTGGGGTACTTTTTCTGATGAACGCCTAAAGTATGACGTTGAGCCGATTGAAAACGCCTTAGAAAGTCTAAGCAATTTAAGAACCGTGAAGTATAGGCTGACAGATGTTGACGCGCCTGATTCCCAGAAGAAACTTGGTTTAATAGCTCAAGATTTGGTTGGAGTTTTAGACGAAATAATTGACCCGCTAAAGCGCACAGGTGATGAAACTGAGTATATGTCCGTTCGCTACACAGAAATGGTTCCTGTGTTAGTCAAAGCCATACAAGAACAACAAGCCACCATTGAAGCACTAACAGCCCGTATCGCGGCACTAGAATCCTAAAGGAGAAACAACATGGCAACAGTATGGCAAATCAGCCAGATGGAAAGAACGCTGGATGACAACGGGGTAATCGTTGCCCACTGGCGAGCTACGGCAACTGACGGTGACTTCTCAGCTTCTAGCTACGGCACTGCTGGCTTCACACCAGATCCTAGCAGCTCAGACTGGGTGGCTTACGACAGCATCACAGAGGAACTAGCGCTGTCATGGTGCTTTGACTCAGGTGTTGACAAAGACGCTATTGAAGCAAGCCTACAGGCTTCCATTGACCTTCAGAAGAACCCAACGCAAGCATCAGGCGTACCGTGGTCATGATTATCTTAGAATACATTAATGCCCTTACAGCCCTTGTAGCAGCCTGTAGCGCCATTACAGCACTCACTCCTACTCCTAAAGACGACAAGATTGTCGGTAAATTGTACAAGCTCCTAGAGATTGGCGCGTTAGTTATTGGCAAGGCTAAACGCTAAATGGAAGCTGAGGCAAAAACCATAGTAGACGCACTGGCCGTAACAACCACAGTGTCCACTCTTTTGGGTTGGATGCCTGCCGTTGCCGCTGCTTTAAGTATCGTATGGACTATTATTAGAATTGTAGAGACTGACACAGTACAAGCTTTGTTCACTAAAAAGAAGGAACTATAATGTGGAGTACGTTGATCTTATTGGATCAATCTGGCCCATCTTTGTGGGCTTCATTGTGCTTGTTCTCACGTTGGGCAAGCTAATGTCCCGTATGGACGTAGTGGAAGAAAAGATTAAAACTTTGTTTGACCTCTGGAACAAGCGTAATGATTGATAAGCTCATAGGTCCCATTACGGGACTATTAGACAAGTTCATCCCTGATGCTGACACTAAGGCTAAGTTGGCGCATGAAATTGCAACGATGTCACAAAAATACGCGCAAGAAAGTGCGTTGGCCCAGCTTGAGGTCAACAAAGTAGAAGCAGCACACAAGTCACTATTTGTGGCAGGATGGAGGCCAGCAGTAGGCTGGGTGTGCGTCTTGGGTATGTTTGGGAACTTTATTACTATTCCGTTTAGCAACTTTGTTCTGGCTCTGCTTGAGTTAGACATAGTTATACCTCTGGTTCCTCTGGAAACAATGATGCCCGTGTTAATGGGAATGTTAGGCTTAGGTGCAATGAGAACTTACGAGAAGAAAGCAGGGGTGTCTAAGTAATGGCTAAAAGATCAGCACCATCAACTGTTAAAAGAAGTGCGCCTTTTACAGACCAAACTAGCGAAGGGTTTGAAACTCGCTGGGCAGATTTTATAGAAGCACTTAGTCCCAGAGAAAGAGCACTTTTAGAAGCAGCGGGGTTATTAGGTTCGGGTACAGCTACTGATGCTTCTCGACGACAAAGAGCTGACTTAATGTCGTTGTTTGATGCTGGTTATGGCATAAACAACATAACTTTACAACAAGTCAGGTCCATGAACGCAGGAGCTAGAGGAGAGCTTCGGGAAAAACTCAGATGGATTAACAAACGTATATCAGAAGGCTATACTAGAGAAGAAGCAAGACATCTGTATTATGAGTGGGGCGGTGAAGGTCAGGAACTAAACCCCAATAAAACTCTTTCAGATGAAGAAATAGACAGGCTTTATGATGACTACCTAGCGGGTAATACCCCTAACGCATTAGAAGAAGAAGGCTCTTTAGAAGCAGACCCAGACCTAATGGGAACTTCAACCGTTGAAGAAACCATAGGTGACGAAGACTTTACTACTGATCCCCTACCTACTCCAACCCCTACAGACGGTAAAGTAGAAGTAGACGACATAGGCGGCACAGAATTAACTGAGGTAGACGCTACTGCTGAAAGTACATATACGCTTCCTGAGAATGAACCAGTAGACGCCAAGAGTTTAACTCCTGAGCAGCTCACAACAGCTTGGCCTCAGATTAAAGAAGCTTTAGGAAAAGTCTCCAGTACTGTTGGAAAGCTTATCTTTGGGCCTAAAGGGATGCCTACGTCAGTAGACGAATGGATAGAGTGGGTAGATGAAACAATACAAGCGCAGTTTAAAGATCCTGGCCTCCCCTTTCCTATAGTTATTACGTATGATCCAAACATAGGAACATGGTTAGACCTTAAGATTCCCGTAAATTTTGATGTAAACGGAAACCCTATAAGAATACCTCTGTTTGACGAAGACGGTAATTTTGTAGGCAGTGAAGAACTTGGAGAAGCTTGGACAGACGCCAAAGGACAAATATTTGGCCCTCTCGGGGAAATAGGTGAAATCTTAACGGACGGCGAAGGGAATATTTTAGTTGATCTTAAAGATATAGGAAACGTCCTTCTTGATGATCTTTCTATGAACGAAGATGGGACTCTCACAGGCTCCTCAACAGCAACAGTAGCTATAGGTAAGTTATTTCTCAACCCAGACACAGGAGAGTGGGAAGAAGAAGGAGAAGGAGAGGTTGGTGAGCAAACCCCAGAAACCTCAACAGCCGTTGTAGAAGATTCAGATGAGCCGCCCCCTCAAGATGTACCTATAGTTGGCGATGACGCTGAGGAAGAAGATACTACTCCTACAAAAAAGACTAGGACTCAGGGTCGTGTCATCACAGACAAAGAAGGGAATGTTGTTGAAATAAACAGACCAGATGCTATTACTGGTGACGGTGGTGTTCGTGTCCTAGAAGGCACAACTACAGTAGATGAACCTTTTGATAATCAACTAGACGACGATGTCTGGGATAACGGAGGACGCAAAGGAACAACATTAGATCCTTCTTCAGAAGGCGAAGAACTCTTTGAAGATCCTGTATTACCTGATGACTCTGTAATAGTCGAAGAAGATCCTGTATTACCTGATGACTCTGTAATAGTCGAAGAAGATCCTGTAGTCGGTGGTCCTGTAATAGTCGAAGAAGATCCTGTAGTCGGTGGTCCTGTAATAGTCGAAGAAGATCCTGAAGATCCTTTAGTTGGAACAGGTGATCCTATCGTTGAAGACCCTCTTGTTGGAACCTCAAGTGACGGTGGTGGCGGTGGTGGTGGCGGTGGTGGTGGACTAGGATCTGGAGGCTACATGGGAGGACTTAGTTATGGGCTACCACCGTTTGTAGGAGTTCAGTACCAACCAAAAGACTACACTTCTCAACTTAATCGAATCATTAATGAAAGTTTGTTTAAAGGAATGATCTAATGACTTATTTAGATTTAGTTAATAATGTGCTTAGGAGACTACGAGAAACAGAGGTTACTTCTGTTCAGTCTAATTCCTACAGCAAACTAATCGGAGACCTTATTAATGACGCTAAGGACCTCGTAGAAACCTCGTGGGACTGGTCTGCACTTAGGACTACCCTTACGATTACTACTACGGCTGACGTCTTCAACTACTCTTTAACTGGTAGCCAGAATAACATCAAAGAACTAAACGTGTTGAACGATACGTCAAACTTAATAATGCACTACCAGACAAACAACTGGTTTGACTCACAGTTTCTCTTAGGAAACCCTGTCTCTGGCGCACCTCTGTACTACACGTACAACGGTGTTGACTCAGACGGTGACACGTTAATCGATGTTTACCCTAAGCCTGACGGAGTCTACTCCTTACGTTTTAACTGTGCTCTACGTAACCCTGACTTAAGTGCTGACATAGATACGCTAAAGATACCTCCTATGCCTGTGATGCACCTTGCTGTGGCCTTTGCTACGCGGGAGCGTGGGGAAACAGGTGGTACTTCTTCTGCGGAATACTTCTCAATGGCTAACAAGTACTTGTCCGATGCCATTGCTATGGACGCTGCTAGACACCCCGAAGAAACTATCTTCTACACGCCTTAAGGTATTTATATGGCACAAGAACTCAAAAGTATTAATCTTGTAGCACCTGCGTTCCAAGGCATCAACACTGAGGACGCACCGTTAGCTCAGGACCCTTCTTTTGCTGAAACAGCAGACAACGCTGTTATTGACAAAAGGGGGCGTATTGCAGCACGTAAGGGCCACTTGGTCATTACGAGTAACAAGACGCAGTTAGGCAGTGACTTCTTAAGTTCTATCAAGGAGTTCAGGGACGACGCAGGTAACACCGAGATTTTCTCAGTAGGTAACAACAAGATTTTCAGTGGTACAACCACGTTAGCTGATGAGACTCCTGGCAGCTACACAATTAGTGCTGATGACTGGAAGATGGTCAACTTTAACGACAGCATCTACTTTTTCCAGCGTGGCTACGAGCCTCTTATTTACAACAACATTGCAACTCTTGACCCCGGAGGCACTAACGGGGACGTGTTGCAACTAAGCACAGTCACAGGTGCAGCCGGTGTCACCTCTAGTATGTACGGGAATGAAGTCCTAGCAGCTTACGGTAGACTCTGGACTGCTGACTTTGCTACGGATAAATCAACTGTTT